ACGAGCATTTTCTGCCCCTCGTAACCGTCCCACCAACGGTCAATTTGGTGACCTTGGATCTTATACGTATCATCTTTGTATAAGGTGTTCATTGCGGCTCTTGTTTTCCCAGTTCCCGTTGAGCCATACTTTAGTTCGACGGTCAACTTTCTCCAGTCGGGCGCCTGTTTTTCCATAACTTTCTGTTTGAAAAATTGCATGGAACGCCCATATTGGATAGCCTTAGCCGGATGGTCCATCATTACATCAGATAATGAGTTCTTGGGATCCATCAATTCTCGTGCAATCTGTTCGAGATCGCTTCGGCACCCTTGTGTTTTGTATTCTCCTATGTGGGTCCAGTCCCCATCTTTTTTACAGTAAATATCATTTGCGATTGGTGATCCCTTACAGCTTTCGAAATGTGTTTTTTGTTTCCCATCAGAACTCGAGAAAAGAATCTTCATTCCGCCAAGTCTCTTTTTGGTTTTAAGTTGAATCCAACCTTGGTAATGTTCTTTTTTCGTATCAGGGCAGGTCTCTCTGCCCCAACAAAGGTATCTAATTAAATCTGAGTTTTCTTCGTATAAAGCGTGCAAATCAAGTAATTCGAAATCGGTGAAACACCAGTTTCTAGATTGAGCATAATTAGCGGCTTTTGGCATTCTTGTTTTAATGTTTAAGTACGTGTGTAACATACGATATTAAAATTTGTTGCGTGTTTATTCGAAAATGTTGTGATGTTTTACATGTTGCACCATCACAACAAAACAAAAAAAATTAAATAAACTAACATGGCTAGAAAAAGATCTCATGCAAAACCTCGCCGCAGACGCCGTCGAAAATCTTCCAACAGAATTCACTCTGTGGTCATTCGTGGCCCAAGTGCATTCCCGGATCGTGTATTTGTCCGTCTTAAGTATTCTAATTCTTTTCGCCTTACTGGTACGGGGCTTAACACTTTAACCTTTTCAGGCAATGCAATGAATCGGCCTGATCTTCAACAACCTACGCAGCTCTGTAGAGGCCTGCGAGAGTGGATGAATATTTATGATACTGTAAAAGTACACAAAAGCAACATTTCTGTGGACTGCCATAATCAGCACAATGTCGCAACAACGGATTGCGTCGTGCTGCCTTTTAATGAAGTGGCTCCTTCCTTTGTAGACACCGAAGACGCTAGGGAACAACCGTATGCAAAAAGTCGTAGGGCAGGGTCTAGAAACGGGAACACTGCTAGTGTTATTATCCGGAATTCAATGAAAACTAAAACTGTCTTTGGCACGAAGTTTATTAATGATACTTATGCGGGTAGTTTAACGTCGGCACCCGCTGAGCAATGGTTCTGGGAGTGTTATTTCCAGGATCTAGTAGAAGACACTACGATGGCTTTAGACATGGAAGTTTCAGTGACATTGACTTATTTCATAGAATTATATGAAAGGAAATTCATTCCGAGATCAGAGTCCCCGTCTTTGGAAATCAAAGCTTAATTATTATATTGCAAATTGTAGCGCTATCGCTAATATTATCTTTTTGTTTAAAAGTACAGGGAAAAAGGCGTGGAAGCGCGAACAGCGCGTACGCCGGTAGTGTTGAAAAACACTAGGTTGACCAGAGGTACCTTCAAGGCGTAGTATTACCTTGAAGGTACCTCGGCACGTTCGTCCCGAGAGACTCTGCGTTTTCGAAGAAAATGTAGAGCAAGGGACACTCACTCGTAATGAGTGTATTTAGTTATCCGCCGTTCCAAAGCAGCCTGATGCTGAGGTTTAGCCTGCGGATGTATCTCGTCTAATCCGAGATTTGTCGTAATGATTACATGAGACCAATTTGCGTAGACAAACGATCCTTTCACTGGGAGCCGCACTTTATATCCATCAAGCAATTGTAGGAGATGCGTAACTGTCGCATCATTATTGTATTCGTCTATTACGAGCATTTTCTGCCCCTCGTAACCGTCCCACCAACGGTCAATTTGGTGACCTTGGATCTTATACGTATCATCTTTGTATAAGGTGTTCATTGCGGCTCTTGTTTTCCCAGTTCCCGTTGAGCCATACTTTAGTTCGACGGTC